TTTTAAGTGTTCTACTTTGGATTGAAAATATATTAAGCCATCAACAATAACACAATGAGCAAAGAGTATCAACACGACACAACAGAAAGAAGCACATCAAAGGCGTTTTATCAATTATGGGTAATCTTAATGCTACTATTTTGTTTAGGGATTATATTAGATGGCTGCGAACCCGAACCCGAAACAAGAACGATTCAACACATTTGGCACGGTAAAGGCTGGGTCGATTCGCTCAATGTTACGTCATTTGATGAGCATTGTACTAATCAAAATTAATAATATCCTGGATCTGCGCGGTAGTAAACGGCATACCTTCAGCGCCAAGAATCGCAGCGGCTTCAGCCTTTGTTTTTATTATCATGGATTTAGCAGCTTCGTCGTCTTTAAGTGGTGCAACATGATCATAATTTAATCGTAACGTTTCGCCTTTTTCGAGCAGACCCCAACGTTTTGCTAGACCGTTCCCGAAATCGTCAGCTATCGGGATGAGTGTATTTTGATACGCTTGGCGCTCACCCATTGCAACATTTTCGAAGGTAGAATCCTTAGAGCCTAGAGCGAACATATTTTTATTACCGCCGTACATATCGATAATGGTCATTAATCCCGCGTCAATTTCCTCGAATAACATTAAATCTTTTGTCGGATATGTTGACGGATTCCATTTCAGCGCCTTTGAAGATATGGCAATACTAGATTGATGGTCCCCGATTCCGTAGTTTCTGACTAATTGTTTATTCAATTTATCTTCCTCGTCCTTGGTCAGTGTAATCGACCCCATTGTATCCTTCGCATCTGAAGACCAAACACCGATAGCACCCTTTTTTGTTAGTATCGTATTTCGATAACCGAGCGCCGCCCTGATATTTGATATTTCCATACGTAACGCCTCGAGTGGTGAGTGCCCCATAATTGGATCGTCCGTGTCAGGCATTGAGAATTGAATAATTTCGTCAGTCGTAAAATTGTCATTATTATCCGTATCGGTTTTGAACGTATAGCCTGAAATTATCCCTTCAAGTTCAGTTTGTCTCCATATCTTGCCGGTCCGGTGAATACTCATTCGGGACGGACTAAGATTCCATAACGCCGAAGGGACGTCTTGCAGTTCAGACCCGTATAGGTTGAACATAAACGTTCCGGAATAAACCGACCTTTGTATAAACCACTGAAATAAAAATTCGTTTCTTGACTGATATATGTTCGGATTCTCTAACAGATTAACAAATTCAGAATTTTTTATCGGTTCGCCGTTCTTATCGAGGTGTTCCCAAATTCCATTAGCATACATAAGGGCTAATCGGTCAATCACTGTCTTTAAAGGCGCGGTCGTATTATAGATGTTTCGCTCGTTTCCGGTAATAGTTACCCACTGTTCAACCTCTTGAAAGGTCATGTCAGGATAAATGAAATCGGGTTGAGAAATATATTTGTTATTGCTTGATCTACCGTTGAACATTCTTCCAATCAACGTATCGTCTAAAAAGTTGTAAAATTCCGACATATTATAAAAATATTTTTAACAAATGTATGATATTAAAATGAAATTTAATAAGTTTGTTGAGAATATGCAAACTAAAAACAAGCCAAAATTTAACAAAGTAGCCCTTGAAAAGTCGATAAAGACTAAGAAAAAGGCAGTTAAAGAAGGGCAAAAAATAGATAAGAATGGCAAAAATTGAAATACCTTCAGACATTTCTAAGGGCGAAATATTTGATTTTCTTGTTGCGAATAAGGATTTGCATATCACAGAAAAGAAGTCAGCACTTAAAAAAGCCGACGCATTTCAATTCATTCAACCAGTATCAGCAAATAAAGCGGCTCGAATGGACCTTTCTTCAGCGTCAAAACTTGAAGTAAATTCAGTGATCAACACGACGAAAGTCATGGATTCGCACGACGACGTTCATATCAACGGGATTTGGAGCAAGTCATTAAAAGAAAATAAAGACCTCATTTTATTGCAAGAGCATATTATGAAGTTCGATCATATCATAAGCGACCAGGTTAAGGCAACAGCTGAAATAAAAACTTGGAAAGAATTAGGATTTAGACGATTTAAAGGAGAAACCCAGGCATTAATGTTTAAGAGTATACTCGAAAAAGAAATCAACGAATTCATGTTCAAGAAATACGCAACGGGTCAAGTAAAGAACCACAGCGTCGGGATGAACTATGTTAAGTTATTCTTAGCGATAAATTCAGACTCAGAAGAACATAAAGAACAGAAAGAAGTTTGGGACAAATACAGTCCTGAAATAGTAAATATTAAATCAGCACTCGACCAGGGTTATTTTTGGGCGGTGACTGAAGCTAAAGCGATTGAAGGGTCGGCAGTAGTAAAGGGGTCAAATCCATTAACGCCAACCGAATCGACTGAAGCGAAAGAAGTTGAGCCGCCAAATGGCACTCACAAAACCGAGCCGCATACCAGCACTCAAAAGAATACAAGACGTAGATATTATTAAAAACCGGGGCAACAAGTAAGACCTCACAAAAATTATTATTATGAAAAAGTTTATTAGTGCGGTTTTAATGTTGGGGCTAGTCTTCACGTTACTTGCTGCAACAGGGAATACAGTAATGGCGGCGTCTGTTACTATCTCAATGGGTATATTTAGTGCAATTATGCACGTTGCCGGAACGAAAAACTTAGCGTTTACTGCTCCGATTATACCTGATTTTACTCAAAAAACGTTCGACGAAATCGAAGAATTAGACGACAAAGAGTTGTTTAAATACAGAGAAGACGAAAACGCTTGGCACGCAGCTAAACAAGAACTTGCAGTTTATGAAGCGATTGAGAAATTCAAAGCCGAAGCGACTACGCAAGATGAAGCATATAAGACTCAACTAGAGGAATACGAAGAAAAATTCGAAGCGCTTAGAAAAGAAAACATCAAATTCGGATTGCAAATCAAAGCAATGGGAGACAGATCGAACAACCTTGGCGAAGTGAATGACAACTTGAAGGAACTTTCTGACAACATGGAAGAAATCAAAAAGATTGGAAAAGGCGTATCGTCTGAAGAAATCGAATTGAAAAACTTCTTCGTTAATAAAGCTGATACTTTAAGAGCTAACGTTCAGGACAACGAACAAGCAATTGACCTTACAACAATTGGGCAATACGGGAGAGTTCAAACGACTATGTATGACATTTTCCCAAAGATACCAATGAACGGATCGAACAATAACGGTACGGTTAGATATTACGATTGGGACGAAGCGAGTACAGTTGAAGCGGCTGAAATGGTTGCGGAAGGTGCTGCATATACTGAATCGACTGCTAAATGGCAAAAGTATTCAATCGACCTTAAAAAAGTTGGTGATACTATTCCGGTATCTGATGAATTCTTCGCTGACGAAGCAATGTTTGCAGCTGAATTAAGAATGTTCTTAATCAGAAACGTTGCTGACATTGTTGATTATCAAATCGCATACGGAGCTGGTACGGGTGAAAACCTTGACGGATTGTTTACGAACGCAACAGCATTCGCACCGTCAACAGTTACTCACGTTGAACAGCCGTCAATTTATGACTTAATTGAAACAGTTGACGAGCAAATTTCTAAAACTAGAGGTTCTAAATACAAGCCTAATTTCGTTGTAATGAATAAGTCAACTATCAATAAAATGAGATTGACAAAAGATGCAAACGAAAACTATATGATTGCTCCATTTGTTTCTGCTGACGGTAGAAACGTAGGCGGGAAAGTTGTTATCGAATCGAACGTTGTGAACGACGACGAATTGTTAGTTGGTGACAGAAGATTCGCAGCGATTTACGAAAAATCTGGTATTGTAGTATCAAAAGGATTTGTAGCTGATCAGTTCAAAGAAGATATGGCAACGCTTAAAGTTAGCCGAAGATTATTGTTCTTAGTGAGAAACGTTGATCAAGTTGCTTTTGTTAAAGTGACTGATATTGACGCGGCACTAGCAGCAATCGACGCTACTTCGTAGTAATATTGTTCTAATTAAATCAACAGCTCACCCTTGACGGGGTGGGCTTTTGGTGGTAAAAACTAGAACATTATGGCTAAGAAGAATACAACAGGGAAGATAAAAACAAGAGCTGAAAA